TCTGGATCAGGTAAATTATATGTTCAACAAGTTCAAATATCAGGAGCACAATAATGAAACTCATTAGAGAAGAAATAGAACAGGTTGAAGTTATTGTTGAAAATCGCAACGGTAAGAAGAACTTGTTCATTGAAGGTGTATTCCTTCAAGGTGAAATAAAAAATCGTAATGGTAGAATGTATCCAATGCAAACTCTTGCTCGTGAAGTTGGAAGATATAACGAAAACTTTGTTGAGAAAGGTAGAGCTCTTGGAGAATTGGGTCATCCAGATGGCCCGACTGTCAATCTTGACAGAGTTTCTCATAAAATTGTATCCCTTAGAGAAAGTGGAAATAATTTTATAGGAAAAGCAAAGATTCTTGGTACTCCAATGGGTCAAATCGCATCTAATTTATTAGGTGAGGGTGTTAAACTTGGTGTTTCATCAAGGGGTATAGGATCTTTAAATAAGACTAACGAAGGATACAGTGTGGTAGGAGAAGATTTTACTCTTGCTACTGCTGCTGATATCGTTGCAGATCCTTCAGCTCCAGATGCTTTCGTAGATGGCATTATGGAAGGAAAGGATTGGGTATGGGATGGTGGCATACTTCGTGAGAGGCTTGCAACTAAAACATACAAACAGATCAACACTCTAGTTGATCAGAAAAAACTAGACGAAAAGAAATTAAGCGTCTTTGAAGATTTCTTAGCAAATCTTTAAATATATAAATAAAAACAGATTATACAAAGGTAATTCGGAGAGTTCAAATGTCCCGTGGGAAAAATTTACAAGAAATGGAGAACGCCGTAACCAAAGGTGCAGCACCCGCTGAGCCCATGCAATCCATGGCAGGCGTGAGCTATGAAGACCTCGGTGGCCCAACTCCAGAAAACAATAGACCAGATGACGATTCTAATAAATTAAAGGATCCAGCTGGCGAAGGTGCATACGCAGCAAATCTAAAATCAGTAAAAGGTGTTATGGCTAAATCAGAAGCTCCTAAAGCTCCAAAAATGGAAGAAACAGAAACTGAAGAGGAAGTAGTTGCAGAAGACCAAACTTCAGAAGAGGAAGTAGTTGCAGAAGAAGAGGAAGTTGCAGAACTTCCCGAAATCACTGATGAAGTAGACATCGATGACGATGTTAATGCACTTCTCGGTGGTCAGGAACTCTCCGAAGAATTTAGAGAGAAAGCTAAGACAATTTTCGAGGCTGCTCTAAAGTCCAAAGTTACCGAACTTAGAGAAGCCATGGAAGCTCACTACGAAGCAAAGCTCGTAGAAGAGGTCGAAGGCATGAAAGAAGAACTCGTCGAGCGTGTTGACTCTTACTTAGAGTATGTCGCAGATGAGTGGTTACAAGAAAACGCACTCGAAGTAGAGCGTGGAATTAGAACCGAAATGACTGAATCATTCCTCACAGGAATGAGAGGTCTATTTGAAGAACATTATGTATCAATCCCTGAAGATAAATATGATGTCGTTGAGAATATGGTAGACAAACTTGACGAAATGGAATCAAAACTCAACGAGCAAATCGAGAAGAATATAGCTATCACAAAGAGTCTCTCAGAGGCAACAGGTGGTAACATCCTTTCCGATGTTTCTGAAGGTCTATCGACCACTCAGAAGGAAAAGCTCGCTTCACTTGCCGAAGGTGTTGAGTTTGAAAGTGAAGAATCTTATAAGGAAAAGCTAGAAACTCTAAAAGAGTCATACTTTAAGGCTGCTCCAAAAAGAAGTGACTCGGAAGTGTTAAACGAAAGCGCTGCATCACCAGATGTTTCTGGTAGTATGGCGGCATACATCCAGGCACTATCCCATGCCACTAAAAAGTGAATCTCAACTTGTTAATTAATCAAACGTAAACTTATTAGGTAAAACGCAAATGTTTGGCAACGCAGAACAATTGCAAGAGAAGTGGAAGCCCCTTCTAGAACATGATGGAATTGATGCTATCAAGGACAATCATCGTAAAGCGGTAACTGCTGTCTTGCTTGAGAACCAAGAAAGATTTTTAAATGAGGAAAGATCATTCCTCTCAGAAGCTCCAACAGTGAATACAAATACTGGCGCTAATGCTGGTTTCTCTGGTGGTGCAACAGCAACTGGCCCTGTTGCTGGTTTTGACCCTGTTCTAATCTCATTGATTAGAAGATCTATGCCTAACTTGGTGGCATATGACCTTGCTGGTGTTCAACCAATGAACGCTCCAACAGGACTTATTTTCGCAATGAGATCCAGATTTGTTGATGGCACAAATGCTAACAACATGCTTGGAACAGAGGCATTATTCAACGAACCAGATTCAGCATTCTCTGGACAGAACCAAGAGAACGATCTTACAGATGGTTTTGGATCTGTTACAACTGGTTTAGGTACAACTGCTCAGTCAGGTACTAACCCAGGCGCTCTTAACCCTTCAACAAATGCAACTCAGGTTGCTTATGATGTTGGTCAGGGTATGAGAACTGATGACTCTGAAGATCTCGGAGAATCAGGAAAGACTTTCAACGAGATGGCTTTCTCAATCGAGAAAGTTACTGTGACTGCAAAGTCAAGAGCTCTAAAGGCACAGTACAGTTTAGAATTAGCTCAAGACCTTAAGGCAATCCACGGATTGAACGCTGAGGCTGAGTTAGCAAACATTCTATCAACTGAAATTCTTGCTGAAATCAACAGAGAAGTTATCAGAACAATCTACAAAACTGCTGAGACTGGTGCTCAGGTTAACGTAGCATCTGCTGGTACATTCAACTTAGACGTTGACTCAAATGGTAGATGGTCTGTTGAGAAGTTCAAAGGACTTCTATTCCAGATCGAAAGAGATGCAAACGCTATTGCACAAAGAACTCGTCGTGGAAAGGGTAACATCATCCTTTGCTCTGCTGACGTTGCTTCTGCATTAACAATGGCTGGTGTTCTAGATTACACCCCTGCTCTTAACGCTAACTTAAACGTAGACGACACAGGTAATACATTTGCTGGTGTTATCAACGGTAAGTATAGAGTTTACATCGATCCATTCGCTGCAAACAGTGCTGCAACTCAGTACTATGTTATCGGATACAAAGGTACTTCACCTTACGATGCTGGACTATTCTATTGTCCTTACGTTCCACTACAGATGGTTAGAGCCGTTGGTCAGGATACATTCCAACCAAAAATTGGCTTTAAGACTCGTTACGGAATGGTTGAGAACCCATTCTCACAGGGTACAACACAAGGATCAGGAACACTTACTGTTAACGCTAACCGTTACTACAGAAGAGTATCTGTTACAAACCTTATGTAAGTCATATATTACATATTTTTCTAAGAGATGTCACTTGACATCTCTTTTTTTTATGTTAGAATTTAAATATTGAAACAATTAAGATCATGGCAACACCACTAGGCGGATCTCCAATAGAAGATACGCATTTCAAATTTCTCAAATCTCCTAGTGTCGGTAGAGGAGGCACATCTTTAAGTACAGTAGAGGCAAAAAGATTTGTTGCGATGGGAAGACAATTATCGCAATGTGCAAATTGGAAGAAAAAAGTAGATAGAGATATCTTTGACAAAATTATCAAGGTCATCGAAACTGCATATCTTGAAGCAGATAATAATTGTGGTTCTTTACCTTTTAGTTTACCAGAGGAATCTTCAACATCTGTTTATGTTTCAACTAAGGACTATAGAGCTCCAGAATTTTAGAAATAATTGAGGAGGGGGTTCTACCCCCTCTTTTTTTGTGTCTAAATAGTAACATGGACGATAAAGAAGCTGCAAAACTTATTATCAAAAGATCAAAGAAAAATCCAATTTTATACTCACACGCTGAGATTCTTTATGTTAAAAGAATCAAAAAATTGCAAAAAAGTAAATGACTGATTCAGTATCACCCTTTGACAAACAAATAGCCAACAGGAACTATATGTCTCCTCTTGGTTTTAAATTGGTTTTAACAAAAACCCCAAAGGTTGATTTTCTTTGCCAATCTGCGAACATACCTCAAATAAGCATGGGAACTGCGGTTCAACCATCTTACTTGAAGGATATTCCTGTGCCTGGAGATAAAGTTTTGTATGATGATTTAAATGTTCGTTTTTTAGTAGATGAAAAGATGGAAAACTATCTCTCAATCTACAAGTGGATAACTGGTCTTGGATTTCCCGAATCTATAGGTCAATTTTCACAATTGAAAAAAGATGATATTAGAACTAATGCTTCTGCAAGTGATGATGGAGATCCTCGTTATTTTGAATTTTCAGATGCAACTTTACAAGTTTTAAATAGTAATTATAAACCAAGTGTTTTAATTAACTTTAAGGATGCATTTCCAGTATCACTTTCAACTTTAGACTTTGACGTTACAACTCGTGACTATAATTATTTCACAGCAGAAGTAACTTTCAAATATACTATCTTTAATATTACTGATCCCAATGGTAATCGACTAGATAATTACTTCCAAAAATAATTTTACATGATAAATCTTGATAAGATTCAGTCCATGTGGCAAGAGGACTGTAAGATTGATATTGATAACATGCATGAAGAATCGATAAAAGTTCCTCAACTGCATTCAAAATATCATGAAATATTAAACAATTTAATTCTATTACGAACTAAAGCTCAGAAGATACAAAAGAGTGTTCGTCATGAAAGATATGAATATTACTCTGGTAAGGCAGATCCAGAAGTGTATGAAAGAGAACCATTTCCAAAGAAAGTTAGAGATAAGGACGCACTCATTAGATACATGGATGCTGATGATCGAGTATCAGAAGCAAATTTAAAAGTTGAATACTATGATGTGATGATAAACTACACAGAAAGTATTCTCAAACAAATATCGAATCGCACATATCAAATTAAAAATTCAATTGAATGGCATAAATTCCAAGCTGGATTTACATGACCCACTTAATTATCAAAAAGAAAAATGAAGTCTTTGTCACCATAGACTCAGAACAATATGTGTATCATGAACTTTCAGATTATTTTACATTTGAAGTTCCTGGCGCTAAGTTTATGCCGCAATATCGTAACAAATATTGGGATGGGAAAATCAGACTTTTTGATATGAGAAAAAATGAACTTTATGTTGGTCTAGTAGATCGAGTTATTTCATTTTGCAATCGTAAAGATTATACTTATGAGTTTGAAGGTAGTAAATTTTATGGATTGCCAATCGAAGAGAATGAGATGATATCACCAGAAGGTGTCACAGATTATGTGAAAAGTATATCAAAACACAAACCCAGGCCATATCAAATCATGGGTGTTCACGATGCATTGAAACATAATCGTAAATTATTATTATCACCAACTGCATCTGGTAAGTCATTAATGATATACGCCATTACAAGATATCATGTTGAAAACAATCGCAAGATCTTAATTGTAGTTCCAACTACATCTTTAGTTGAACAAATGTATAAAGACTTTGAAGATTATGGATGGGATGTTAAAAGTTATTGTCATCGAGTATATGCTGGTCGAGATAAAATAACAAATTTAAATGTAACAATTACTACTTGGCAGTCAATTTATAAATTAGATAGAAAATATTTTAAAGACTTTAATGTTGTGATAGGTGATGAAGCTCACTTATTTAAATCAAAATCTTTA